ATACCCTGTGTGACCACGTAGCCCGCACTGCCTGCTGTGATGTTGTTCTTCACTATGCCCAATGTTTTGGAACTGGTGGGATCTCCTGAGTTGTCTGCTCGCTTCACGCTGGGCCTGTCACCACTGGCACCAAATATGTACACCACCTCACCCTTGGTCAGTGTGTTGGCTTCCGCATTGGTCACGTAGGTCACAAGGTCCACACCATCTATTAATTCTGTGCCATCACTCAATCCATGTGCCAGCGTGCCGTAGTCTCCGCTGTAATACAATTTGCCCGTGGCCACTGTTTCTGTTGATGTGGTGTCAAACTGCAGGCTGTCTGCAGAAGTTATGTCTCCTGCCACTGACAATGTGCCTGATATGTTCAGATTGTCATTGACCTGTATGGCCGTGCTGTCTCCTGAACTGATCTCATTCACATCCAACACATCTGCACTGAGCGTGCCTGACACGTTGAGTCCATCCAACACGTTGATGGCTGATGAATCTTGTGATATGAGGTCATTGGTCACGATGGTCTTGGCATTGAAGGTGCCTGACACGTTCACGGCATCGTTGATCTGTATGGCTGATGAATCTCCTGAATTGATCTCATTGACATCTATAATTTTACTGCCCGTGATTGTGAGAGTGTCTCCGCTCACTGCAGTTGTGATGTTGTTGCCACCTGCAATTTTAACAGTTTCTCCATAGGCAAGATTGGTGCCTGTAGAATCATCACCCACCACTGTGATCGCAGTGTTGGCTTTCAAAGCATAGGGATCTAAACTGGGTGCCGTGATCGTGACTGTCTGTCCCGTGGCTGATGTGGTCACTGATCCAGAACCCGCTATCTTGATGGTGTTGCCCATGCCCACTTCTATGGTGGCAGAATCATCTCCCGCCAGGCCAAATGTGGCATCTCTCAAATTGATCAGATTGGAATCCAGCTCCGCATAGGTCAGCGTGTCATCCTTGGGTATGTTGTCCGTGGTCACCGTGCTGGTGATCTCTGTCCTGGTGACTAGTTTGGCTTTGTTTGGCATCTTGGATCCCTCATTATGTTGGAATATTTATACAGATCTCATTTTTTCACACGGATTATACGTATTCCCTGTTGTCTATATCCCAATAGAATATGGTCTTGGTTCCATCGTATCTGGTGAACACCTTGGCATGCAGTATCTCTGGTGCTGCCGTGCTGTCAGCCAACGTGTTGGTGCCATTGCGGAACTTGAACACCTCCGTGCTGGTGGGTGTGAAAGATATGGTCCTGCCCCCAGTGCCATCCTGTATGAACACCAGATCAAACTCACATACCATTACGGTGCTGGTTGGGAAGTTGCTCATGGTGAATGATGTGATGTTGCTGGTCAGCGTGATCAGATGGAATCCGTGCCCCACTGTCTGGAAATCTACCGTGTAGGCAGCACCTGATGAGTGCGTGGCCACTATGGGCCATCTGCGTGGCAGATCCACGGCACCAATCCTGCTCCTCCAGTTCTGCGATGAGGTCCTTACGCGGAATGCCCATGGTGTGTTGGTGGATGAGGGAGCATTCACTCCTGTCTCAAATGCGGTGTAGTCCGTGACCACGGAGTTGGTTCCCGTGGTCCCCGTGCCTGAATAAGTGATGCCCTGGTCTCTGAATGCCCATGCCTCTGTCAGCGTGGTGGTGTCTCCCGTGTTCCTGCCCACAAGGAGATCATTCACCACCCCTGCGGTTCGTGGTATGGTCAATGCACCACCGTGCCCTGCCACGATCTGTGTGAGGTTACGACTGGTCACGGCATTCAATCCTGTCTTGGTTCCACCTGCCGTGTTCATGTAATAATTGAGATTCACCTGCGCACCCACACCAGTGCTGGATGAGTTAGTGGTTGTGGCAGTGGCAGATCCACCATTGAGGTCAAACACCATTTGGTGAGCTGATGCCACGTTCCTTATGTTGGCAGAATCAAAAGATCCCCCATTGGTCTTGAACATGGCATAATCATTGTGTGGCACCACTTGGTCAGTGGTGGCCGTGTATGGAGCATAGGTCAGATTGCTGTAGAATCTTCCCGTGCCTCTGACCCTGTTGTCCGTGACTTCATATCCACCCAGGCTTCCTATGGCTGTGGGGAAATTGGTTGTGGTTTCTGCTTCGTGTCCCAGATCCACTCTGCCAGTGGTGTTGGGTATGATTGAAATTTTGCCCGCTGATCCATCCGCTATCTTGATCACACCTGAGTTGGTTCCTGAGTTGGTGTTGATAATAATATCACCCGTGCCATTGGTGGTGATGGTTGCGTCTGTGTTGGATCTTCCAACCTGTGTGGTTGATGCTAATATGTGTGTTTGTCCAGTGCCCGTGGTGCTGATTTCAATATTTCCATTTCCAGCACTGCCTGGTCCACCACCACCTCCAGTGCCATAATTGATATTAATGGAACCTGAATTAACTCCTGAATTGGTTTGTAATATTAAGGCTTGTGTACCATTGGATGTGATATATCCTGTTGCGAGGGAATCACTGATAACAACTTTGCCAGTGCCGTTGGGATCTAAAATGATGTTGCTATTGGTTGTGACTGATGATATTGTGGTTCCTGATACTGATAGATCACCCAGTGTGCCACCTGTGGCCACAGCAGTTATGGTCACTGTGTCTCCAGACACTGAAACTGTGGTTCCTGCTCCACCAGCAAATTTAACTGTTTCTCCATCACTGATGAGAGTGCCTGTGGAATCATCTCCCACAAACGTAATACCTTGTGTTGAGGCATTGGCCCAACTTAAATTGCCTGAACCATCTGTGATAATTGTTTGACCGCTTGTGCCATCTGTATTGGGCCAATAATTATTATCTAATTTAATTTTTCCAGATCCATCAGGTTGTATAATAATATCTGCTCCTGATCCATCTGCAATAGTGATAGATCCAGTGTTATTACCAGAATTTGTGTTTAATATTAAATCTCCTGTGCCATTGGTTGTTATGGTGGCATTGGAATTGCTATCACCAATCCTCACAGTATCCATGTCCACGTTTAAATTTCCTGTGCCTGTGCTTGAAATTGTGATATCTGCATTGGTCACACCTGCTGATATAGTGGTGCCTGTGATTGTGAGATCACCTGTGCTGACAGTATTTGTGGCAGTGATAGTCAACACATCATCATTCATGGCAGTGGTGATGCCTGTGCCCCCTGCTATTTTAATAGTTTCATTGTCTGATATTCTGGTGCCTGTGCTGTCATCTCCCACAAACGTAATACCTTGTGCGGTATTTGACCAACTTAAAACACCACTACCATTTGTGATTAATGTCTGTCCTGCCGTGCCATCAGTGTTGGGCCAATAATTATTATCTAATTTAACTTTACCTGTTCCGTTGGGAGCAATTTCTATATTGGCATTGGAACCTTGATTGATGAGTATAGAACCTGAATTGGTACCTGAATTGGTGTTGAGTGTTAAATTTTTAGCACCATTGGATGTGACCGTGGCATTGTTGGTGCCATTGCCCATTACTATTAATCCTTCCAGTTGTGGACTTATGGTAATATTGCTGGCCCCACCTGGTGGTTGTGCTGTTTGATCTAAAATTATATAACTGGCTTTGTCATATTCTGTGTTTTCACCTGCACGTATAGTCATAGCCATCTGACCATTGGTTGAAAATAAAACATCAGTGTTTTGATTGCCAATTTCTATCACATTAGATGATAATAATATTTCACCTGTGCCGTTGGCTTGTAATTGTAAATCATCATTGGTTGATATGGGACTTAATACATTGCCATTGGCTTGTAAAGTTCCAAGAGTGTTTGTGGCAGTAATAGTTAATACATCTCCGCTCATGGCAGTGTCTATGCCTAAACCTCCTGCTATTTTTATAGTTTCACCATCTGATATGCGAGTACCTGTAGAATCATCTCCCACAAATGTAATTCCCTGTGCTGATCCACCTCCACCACCACCTGCCGTGATCGTGATGGTATCTCCTGATGCAGTGACCGTGGCACCACCTGATCCCGTGAATTTTATGGTATCTCCCGCACGGATGTCTATGCCAGTGGAGTCATCCCCCACGATGGCAAAGGTCTGATCTCTGAGATTGATGAAATTTGAGTCCAGCTCGTTGTTGGTGAGTGGCAGGTTCTTGGGCAGTGTTTCAGTGGTGACCGTGGTAGCACTGATTCCGCGTGTGGTTAGTTTGGCTCTGGATGGCATCTTTCTCCTTGGATAAATTTTGTAATATTTATTAGGTTATGATCACCACACCATTTAATTCATCGCAGTCCACATACACGGTCCTGCCCTGATGCAGTGTCACTATCTGCCAGCCCCTGCAGGGATCATATCTGCCCTCCACGTGGCCGTTGCTGAGATCCAAGCGGGCACAGATGTCTGCGGGCCAGTCGCTGATCTGGGTGTGCAACTGCCGCTTACTGGAAATCAAAGTGCCGTGAGAACGTGTTGGTGCTTTCATGTGCCTCTCCCAATCTGCGTGTGACTTCTTCCTGGTATTGCATCATCAGCATCCACATCATGTGATTGTTTCTGGTGCTCTTCCATCTTTCATCTCGTGTTCTTGTGTGAATAGGATTGCGATCCAGCACTTCCCCGCACCAATCTTGCAATTTTTTGTTCCAATTTTTGTTATCTTTTGCAAACAGCATGAGCCATTCCATGAGATGGAAACATCTCTCTGCATTCTGATTGGCATCATCTATGATTTCATATACTTTTATGTCATTCTCTGAGCACTGTCCTGGGTTGTGCCTGTTATTGTTTTTTTGATCTTGAAATCTCAAATATAAAGATACTGCGTGTTCCATGGCATCTTGTTCTGCTCTGTTCATCTATTCCATTCCTTTCGCTTTGCGTGAGGCACGTTTCATCACTTGGGATCTGTCCTTGAGGATCACGTTGTGTGTGTGCCATCCCAATCTGTGATCCACCCTGGCCAAATTGAGAGCACCTTTGTGTCTGCCCCAATTGCCCTGAGTCTGTGCGATCATTTGCAGATACTGTGGCCAGGTTATTGACCATTCCTCTCCCCTGTACGCGGCCTGGTTCTTGGCCAGCAGCCACTTCCTCCTGATGGGCCTCAGCGAGGGATCTGGTCCCGTGATCCACTGCTGTGGGAACTGCCTGCCCCGCAAGGGAGATGGCCTGCCCCTCAAGGGTGACGGCGTGCCTGGCTTGGGTCCTTTGTGTGTTTTATTCATCATAATATTTATATTATACTGATTTTGTGGGTGGAGATCAAGAGTTTTTTTCAACGGAGTGAGCATGACCCCACTCCGCTGTATATGGCAAACCTGACAATATCAAGATATTGCCTTGTAGGAGCCGCGGGATCCTAGCGGTGTTAGCACTCCCCCGCATGCCACGATTATTTATTGGGATCCAGTTTTTTTTTATTTTTTTTGGTTCGCGTTTTTTTTTTTTTGATGTGCGTAAAACGGATACACGGTGGATATTGAATGGACACGGAATCTTGGGGAGTGTGTCCCAGATCTGTTGCCTCACCAGATTTCGCTGGCGCATAGCCTCCACCGTGAACTCAATTATAGCATCTCTGTGTGTGTTGTCAATGTGTTTGGTAATCTAAATCACTGTGTGCGAGTTTTTTTTAGATCGCGTAAAAATTTACAGCGTGGGCTGGTTCACACATCCTTATAAGAGAGACCCTTTCTGATCCTGTGTATGGTCATGTCGTATACACCATAAAGCCTGGCCAGTTGTCTCTGTGAGAGAGCGGATTGCCGTATGGCCACCACCTGCTCTCTTGTGAATTTGGCCTGAGGTGATCTGGTGCCGTGACATTGCCTACCCCTGGCAATCATATCCCGCATATTGTCCTGCCGTGTGCCCGCATAAAGGTGAGCGGGATTCACACACGGTGGATTGTCGCATCTATGGTTGACCGTGATATTGCTTGGTAATGTCACACCGTGGACATATTGATACAACCATCTGTGAGCGTGCATACACCGTTGAATCCTACCATTGGGAGCGAACATACCGTGACCATAATGACCGCGAGCACCTGTCCAAATCCAACATTGTGAGTCATCCTGTGGAATGTGGACTTTGCGGCAGAAACGCTCAATGGCTGGTTTGGAGTTGCGATATGGTCCTTTGGGTTTTCCTGTGCGGGGCATAGAAATATTATAACATCTCTCCTGGTTTTGGACGATGGAAATTTTTTGGGGGGTGGTCTCCTGGTTTGGGTGAAGATTTTATATAAAACTGTGTTCTGTATTTAAACCACCAAAAGTATAAAAATTATTATAAGTGATATAAGGCCAAGCCATTACCAATTCTCAGTGGACACCATTACCAAAAATAAATCATTCTGGCCACCACGGCCTCCACTCTCCTCCACCGTGCCTCACCCTGTCTTGCCAGGACCCTGATGGTTCTGGGTGTGCCTACTGTGCGGCCTCTGTGGTGACCTTTTGCTTGAGATATTGTATGTAATGTCTCAGGGCCTCTTGCTCCAATAACTGTTCACACGTTGCCTCTCTCTCCTTGTTGGTGGCATAGAACCAACCCATGCCATTGGCTTGTTCATCCAACAGCTCTATCTTCTGGGCCATGGTCAGCGAATGATACTGTTCTCGCTCCCGCTCGTAGTATTCAAATCTGCGTTCATCCTGAACATCTTGATCTATGTCTTGTGTGTCTATCATCAGTGTCTCCTAGGTTGTGAGCGTGAGTTATCATAGTGAACATGAACTAAGACTAAAATAACTCACAAATACAGTATAGCACAATTGGTAACGGTGTCAACCTCTCGCGGGCCTCTGCGGCAGAGCGAGGCCCCAGCTCTCTCCCAGGGTGGACCCTAAATGACTAAAACATACGGGAAGTGTGTTTTTATCTGCAAGGAAAAGGTCCACCCTGTGCTGTGTGCATTGTAGCACACTGCGGCCTCAGTGTCAACCACCCCCCGCGGTGCGGCCTGGTGGTGGCCACCCTAGAGGCCGTTTCTACAATTTAAGGTTGTGGGCACGGTGGTGGCTGGTGGGCGGGGTAGAAAAGTGTTTGAAATCAATGGGTTAGCGGTGGCCCGTCAGGCCACTTGGGTTCTCTTGCTACAGATCTGGGTGTGAATGGTGGATCCACAGTGGTCACGGCGGGCAGAACCGTGGCAGAACCCTCAGATTGGGGTGGAGAACGGTGGGTAAAAGGCACTCTAAATGGTGGTTTAGATTGGATTTAAAGCCTTTACAGTGGTTTGGGCACCAGACAGACAGGTCCTAATATACCAAATGAGATATCCACCGCTTTTCCACCCTGGCCACTGCTCTTTTACTATTCTAGGGCTAGGCAAACAAAAGGCAAACAAACCCAAAACAAAAGGCAAACATTGCCCTAACTCTGCTTTTAATACAGAAGATCTGAGTCTTGCATGGGTCTAATCTTGTAAAATGTATGTTTAAATGCAGGATAGTGTGTCTCTCTATCCTGGTCCTGAGTCTTACTTGTTCTTGTCTTTGTTCTTGTCTTTGTGCAGTGTCCGTTCTATTGCTTGTAGACTGTCTGCTATTCTTTCTAGGTTCCTGTTGATCCAAACCATATTGCTGTAATCTTCTTCACTCATCTGTGTTTTTACATTCAATGGTTGATATCCTTCTGATATTGAACCTAGACTTTCTGCTATGCTTTCTAGTTGTTCTTGCAAACCTATTACCCCCTTTCATAACACAATTATAGCAGATTATGCTGTTGTGTCAACAATATTGTTTGGTAATATATGCAGTGGTAAACTGTGTCGTTTTGTCCACTGTTGTTCTATTCTCGTTTGTTCTCTCCTTCTCATGGTATAACATCCCGTGCACACGAAACCTTTGTGAGTCTCGTGCCACTGGAGTGTGGTATTTGGTAATCTGCAAGAGGGACACAGGTCAATCATGCTCCCTCTCCCTCAATTGCCGCTCAGTTTCCTTGATGGCCATACTGAGTGCCGTGCTGATGGTGTGGTCGTTGCGGAATTCTATCTGACGCATCTTGAGATCCTGTAAGAAACGCTCCAGCAGTGTGCGGTTTAGGTCCTGCATCAGTCCGTGTCTCGTGTGATGTCTCGCACGATCATGATCAGATCCTCTGTGGTCCAGCCTGAGTGTCTCAGTGCCTGTATGCTGGCTCTGGCAGTGGCATACCATATGGCAGTGATGTCGTTGTGGCCTGATCTCTGGGCTTCCTCCAGCATGATCTGCAGTGCTGTCTCAGCGAAATGGAATCCTGATTGTATCCTGCGTCTCTTGTGTTGTTGCTGTTGTGCCCTCCGCTCCCTGCGGTAGGTGTCCAATCTGATGATGCGACCTTGTTTGCTCATGTGTGTTTTTGGGGGGCATCTTTTAAACATGGCACTGTCAGAACTGATGCCCCCATTACCTTAAAGTGAACGTTAAACTCGCAAAAGGGAACGTTCATGAATATTTATTCAGTGTGACGAAATGTGAGCTAAGAAATGGGTCAGAGAGGATATGCCTATGGAATCTCCAACCCATTCCGTGCAAAGGAGAAATTCCCAAATGGCTTTGAGATATTTCCATCTGTACTTATACGTTGGTAAATTCAAAAAATGGTTGTGATTTCTTGCTCAGTCATATATACTCACAGCAACAAAGGAGAAATCGCATGGCCTCAAATCCAATCAACACAGATAAAAAACCAAACCTAACAAACTATAATAACAATTACATACATTTACATACAAATAACAACAAAGTTAATATAGATTGTGATGAATCACAATCAACTAATGACATTGTGTCCCTTGAGGGATCGCTTCGCTCTTCTCTTGAGTCTTTGAGAGGAGAAACGGAGAGTGGCACAGAGGGTGGCATGGATGCCACAAGGCAAATGGGCACCTTGCCGCAGGGCTGGGATTGGATCAAAGCGGATCTCTATGACAACTCAAAAAATCACAAGCCCAAACACAAACTAAACATTACCATTTGCAAAGGTGGTAAAACTCTTGCTGTCAAGAGCCTCAACAACTCTCCCTGGAGCCTGTATAGGAGAGGCATTGTGGATTGTAATAATGATCCACACTATCAGCGAGTGAAACAGATCAGACAGGCACTGAAACAGACCACAGATCAGGCTCGCATCCGTGTGAGCAAGTGCTACAAAACCAACTATAAAGGTCGTATTGCTGACACCATCCACGGATTCAGCACCATACTGATAGATGAAGCACGGGACAATGTGTATTCAGTGATCTGTGTGTATCAAGACAAGGAAATCGTGATACCATTGTCAGGCACAGCAGGCAGGCTATCACAAAAACAGAGAAAAGCAGGGCAGATTGCCACAGGCATGATTCGTGCTGTGACAGAGAAGCAAGGTGTGGACATAGATGATTTACTGAACAATTTGGGAGATTCTTTGTGAAATATCTAGAGCGATGCCATGATGGTTGCAGGATGTATCTGGTGGAATCACCTGCAACTTCACCGCATTATGGTGTATTGCGATGCAAAGAACACGGTTTTATCAAATGGTTAAGCGAATCACAATATCAAGAATTATATCCTGTGATGTATCCTTCCAAAGGCATCACAGCAGATGATTTTATTAAAGAAATGAGAGCAAGGTAAAGACACAGTGCTCTAGAGCCGTGTAAAGACCTTATTGTTCGTTTAAAGCACCATTTAGATTGACTTCTACAGCACAATTTTGTATCATTGTGTTATGGCTCTGTTAAAAGATATATTAATCAGCACGGCATTTGTTTCACAAGAAGATAGACTGCAATTTCTTAGGCAAAAAATTGCCTGTGCCAATCCAGAAGAACTGCTCTATTATGAACACTTGATCAAGGCCGTGGTCTATTATGCCAAACCAGAGGATCGTGAGTGGTTCCTGCAACACGCATTATTGGAAGACATACACACAAGGAGAATGTATTTTGCTCCTAAAATGACACCACCACCAAGTCTTGAACAATGAGCATCACAAAACTTAAAAAACTTGCATCTGAACGATTGCCCATCCTGTCAGCGGAACAGCAGGATCTGAGGGAATGGGAAGACATCCTGTTGCAGAGAGAATGGAGAGCAGAGCAACTGGAAAGAAGAATGCAGAGCAATCCACACAGGCACAGGCACACCATTACCAAAAGAGATATCCTCAATCCCAAAAAAACCAGCAGGGCATATCACAATGACTCCCATGGTGCGGAGCATTACGCAGACTATAATCCAGACCTGCATTAAATATCTCTGATGAATCATTGCCTCGTGTTCTTCAACGGACCTTCCGTGACCCAATTCTACTCACTGCCCCGCAAGATCACGGAGATAGGTTGCAATTTCATACAGCGGCACAGGCCCATGGACCACGTGTGCTGTTTTGATCATCAGATGAAATCCAAGATCACACCCACACCACCCGCACTGCATTACTGCAGGAATGGACACAGGGGTCAAGGTTGGGGTGAGGTCACATGGAGCTCGCACGAGACCATACAGAACTCAGGCATGATGGCCATCAGATTGGCAATCACGCTGAGATTCCAACACATATGGGTGTTGGGCTGTGATTGGGGCACCACCACCCAGTCAGTGTATGATCACCTCTACCACAAGGATCCCTCGCTGCCACAGGCACCAGGTCGCAAGAAATACACCAACGGATCGCTGAGGCAGATGGATGAATGGATGGAAAAACGCGGTGTGAGCGTGGTCACTGATCAGCGGAGCCCGTTCAGGAAACCCGTCATCTCCTCCGCAACCTTCTTGAAGCACTACGAGGCCCTCTAGCGGTGCGTGGCCTCCCAGGCCTATGCACACCACTCCTGTATCTCACGGGCTCACCCCCCACCTCATCCTTGCGATGGTAGTAGATCAGATAGTGCATGGGCTCAGGTTCTAATAGAAAACGACAGAAGTGATAGGATCCGTTGAGGCAACTGCCATAACGAGAATGCCATTGTGCATCATCCTGCTGTATCATCACTTTCTTTATCCGCTTGTGTGTGCGGCAACTGAAATTGCCCAAGCGGTCCAATTTATTAAAAAATTTTGTGCTGTCCATCTATGCCACCACTGTGTGGGCAGTGACCGTGGTGAATGCACTCCTGCGATCCAATGAATTGATCGCGGCCACCCTCACATCATAACTGGATCCCAATACCACGAAATCTATGTGAGTGGTCGTGGCAGATGTTGTGGTCCAAGTTTCCCAATCTGAACTGGAACTCAATCTATATTGCACGATGTAGCGGCTCACGAACGGATCCGTGGGTGCCAACCAGCTGACCAATATCCTCCTGTTGGTGTTGTTGGTCTCCACATAGGAATTGGTGTTGATCTCCTCGTTGTAGGCCGCACCTGAAAACAGAGCCAGTGATGTGGGTGCTGATACCGTTAATGGATTAGGTAAACTGATCACAGGTCTCACAATGTCAGTGGGTTTGGCATTGATAGCATAGTTAGAAACTTGATGTTCCACACAGGTAATCTCTGCTTCACCTGTGGGTTGAATTCTTATGTCAGTGACTCTAAATATACCATCCAAGCCCAACTTGTTGTTGATAATTCTAATTAGATCTCCCACTGTGGTATTGCTGGATGCAATGGTGGTATTGAATTGCACTATTTTGCCTGCTCTGGTTCTTTTCACATACACTTCTGCATATTGCAGTGCCTGCTCTCTGCTGGACACTGTGGTCAGTGTGATGCTCTTTTCCAATCTCACATGATCTTCTGAAAGGAACTGTGTGTCCTCAGCGGAACCATCTTCAGGCCATATCACTTCGTTGGGCTGATAATCTGCGTAAGGATCCACATAAGTTACTCTACATCTATTAATTTTACTCTCTTTATTTTCTCCCTCAATGGCCAATCCACCCACAATGTTATCTTCTGTCACTGTGAATATCACATCAGGAGCAGATGGTGTGGCTGCAATATCTGTATCATCTCCACCATGCTCAATTCTCAATTGATATTTGCCCTGTTGATAAGGCATAATACCACGAAATCCTTGTAGAATTATTTTGACATTGGTCATTAAACTTTCTGAAGTGTCAATCACAGCATCACAGGTAAATGCCTTGCCTGTGGTAGAATCTGTGTAAGAAACTATTTGATTACACAGCACAGCCGCAGTTCTAAATGTTTGCCAATCAAAAACTTCATTGGCCAATCCTTTACCATATCTAGAATTACGCATATAATCCAACAACACATTGGCAGGATTATTGCTAAATGCCACAGTTTCATTTTCATACAGTGTGCTTCTTGTGTCAGTGGGTGGTTCAATATCCAAAGCCATATTCCAACTGGTTGTGGAACCAGTGACCTCACTGTTGTCCAATGTGGTTGAAAATACTGCTCTATAAGTGCCTGTGGGCAGTGTATATTCTTCATCAATGTTATGAGTGATGGTTTCTATAGATGTGGTAGGTCCCAGTGTGAAAGCGGCAATGGTAGCCAATGTGGCATCATCCTGCAGTGTCACAGTATTGGTCAATATAGAAGCACCCGCAGTGCCTCCTGTGCTCATGGCCAATCTCACACGAACCACAGCATCACTGGTAGTGGTGTTAAATCTTATGGTGTAACCACTGGCTGGTGTGCCTGATGCACTGTATCTTAAACTTTGATTGGTTGGTGCACTCCAAGAAGAAGGTTTAGAAATGTAAGCACCATAATCAGCAGGATCCAATGCATCTGTGACATCAAATATTTTTTTACCTTGTAATATAACTTTAATTTCTGGTATTCCTCCACCATATGGATTATTGTCCACTTGCTCTTGTGTGGGATTGGGAGGCAACCATTCAAATCTAAAAGCAAAATAACACAGCCCGCTCAGTTTATGGTCTGATGTCCAGTTGGGAGCATTGGTCAATATGGAAGATGCCACTTGATCATCTCTGCCATCAAAGAATTGCACCTGTAATTTGTTGGCATAATTGCCAGAACTTGGGGTGGCCACCACACCATGTGCATAAGAATCCAAAGGCACAGTGTTGTCATCTATCAATAGACTGGTATAGCCATTGCACTGTCCTTCAGCAACCACAAAAGCCAGATATAGATATTGATTGGTGCTGCCATTGGTAGATACAAAAACTCTTGTGCCTCCTACCATTCTTGTGCCATATACCACAGGTATGTTGCTGATAGCAGAATCTTTGTTGAGTAGCACTCCCTGTATGGCCTGTGAATCATTATAATTCACATCAGGGGCATCAAATTTAGTGCCAAAAGGAGATGTGAACACGCTCACGATTCCCTTGACCAATCCCACGGCACCCTTCACTATGCTCTTACCAAAATCCACTACCGCATCTACCACACCACCCATTATATCACCATCTTTCTGTAATTTTCACTGTATTTTTTATAACCCAGTCTTGTTAAAAACGTGTTCATTCTATTGTTTTCATTGCCATGAGCATAATTGAAATGTATTTCCACTGCTCTATTTTTCACAGCCCAGTCATTCACAGCATGATATAATCGTAATGCACCCAATCCTTTTCTATGTTCAGGATAGATATAATAAAAATGATCTTGAACAAAACAGTCATAATTCCATAGATACTGATTGAGAGACACAGCACAGCAACCTACAATTTTACCTTCCTTTTCCATTACAAATACTTTTAATCGCGGATTGTCTATGGCATTGAGATAAGAAGTTTTCAATTTATGTAGATCCAAATGCAAATAATTAAAATTGCTTTCTTTGTGCTGAACTTTGTTGAGTTCAAGACATTGAGCCAAATCTGATCTCACAAATTCTCTAACTATCACTGTGTTTCTCCCATGTGGTATCTGTTTGTAAAAATCCATTATTCATTAAAAATTCTTCCTTGTCCAAAGAATCCATGAGATAGCATCTGCTGGATGTTCTAATATTTTTGATATTGTTATCATTGCAATAACCAATCACAGTGTCAAACAACAATTGATAATAAACAGGATCTCTGTGTGCAGTGTCAAGATGTATGAGATCAATATGGCATCTCAGTTCTGTATTCCAAGGCACAGTGTCTATTTGTGCTACCACAAATCCTATTAATTTTTGTTCACGAAACATACCAAAACATTTATTTTGAGCACTGATCAAAATATTTTTTACTCTAAAATTAAAACTGGCTTTGTCAAAATCCACACCCACCCAACCACGCTCATACACTGCTTTATAGGCCAAATCCAATACACTGTTGATATCTTTGGGTGTTAATGATTTTATAATGTTCATAATCTTAAAGTCTGCCCCAACGTATGTCCTTGACTATTTGTGGTGAAAAATCCATGCCCCTGTCTGTGGGAAAATGTAAGTTCTGTGATGCTGGATTGGTTCTTCTACCATTGGTCCTCTCAAAATCCGCGAACTGACTGGCACAACTAATAGTGATGGTGGCTGTGCTTTCTGTTTCTCTGATTGAATAACCTGTAATCCTGCCATCAAACACAAGAAATACATCATCATCAGTGAAAGTGAAATCATCATTTAACACAGCACGATAGATAACCACACGTGAATCAATATAATCATTGTTGAGGATGAGAGCCACTGTGGTGGTATCCACAGCAGTGAATGTCATTTCCAGTGTGCCCACTCGTAGATCTGAACTCTCCACGATGTTGCCATAACTTAAAAATTGATTCTGTGCTAGATAGGTATTGGTCCCAGCATCTGGTGCTGAAGGACTGTCCCATTGTAAATTAATATTGGTTGTGGTGTAATATTGAGCAGTATCCAAATGCACTTCAATGAGATCTGCTACAAATATCTGTCTAGATTCTAATTTAGTTTGTAATGCGGTACCTATATTCCTGCTCATTAGATCTCCTCATTGACAGTAATCTCATATTTGTAGGTGCCATCTGCTTGAGCAATATATTTTTGTTGATCGTTGTCAAGATAAACTTTGATAGGCACGTTGTTGTAGGTGATAGTGGTTGTGTTGCTGATGCTGGACACGAGATTTGGATAAAAATTTATGGTGTCCACAGTGGAATTATCTAGATTGACATCCTCAGTCAACATATAAACTTTGTCATGATTAGAAAATTTAATTAAATCTCCTTTTTTGAGAGTGCCTGTGCCACCTGCCACATTACAAGACAGTGATCCTGCTGCCGCTGTGGCATTCACAGTCACAGTGCCTGATGCTGTGCCTCTAGAGGATGCCACCACAGGAGGAACCACAGTGAATGATCCATACTGTCCATCCTGTTGCACAATAAAACTATACACACTCATAAAATCTGCTCTGCTGAGTGCAGGAGATCTCAATCTAAAACTCCAATACTGTGCCCCCACTCTCAATCTCTGTGCCTTGCCACTCACGCTCACAGTGACTCTGCTGGTCACGTTGCTTTGGAAATCCAATGTATCAAAACCTGTTGTGGGAAATGTTCCGCTCATGTTATGCTGTCAAACTCCTTTTGCCTCTTTCTGCAAGGCCCTTGTTAATCAAACCAATAATTAAATCTTGTCTTGTAGTTAGTAGAGTATCAAAGTCACGAGCATCCAATGTGGTTATCTCAAATGTCACATTGACATCACCGTTGATTGGACCCGCCCCACTATAAGAACCCTGTCCTGTGGGAGTGGTTAAATCTTGATTGCTAACGATATTACCACTGGTGCTGGGCACAAATAATTCTGGACCTTTATCTCCCACAATGATGGGTTCATTGGCCTGTGCATATCCACCATTACCAAATAATTTAATACCACCTGTGGGACCACCAAAGAATGCCAGTGCGGCTTGTAGAGCCAATTGTGTTCTCAATTCACTATTAACTCCACGAACTCTATCTCTAATCTCTTCAAATTTCTTTTTCACATAATCCAATATGAATACCTGTATGGCCAATTGTATAAAACCAGTGATCAATTGTTTGGCGATGGCCTGCCCTAGATCATACATGGCCTGCGTGGCTGATTTTGTGCCATTGAATATGCTCAACAGGGCATCCGCACCTGCGGTTTTGAGTGTGCCAAATGTGCCTTTTAATAGATCCACAGTCTCTTGATATGGATTTGCGGCATCACTCAATTGTTTGAAAGCATCTTCTCCTGCTCTGCCTAATTGATACAACAGATCTTTCTGCAACCTTAATTGTTCGTTGAGGTCATACCAAGATTGATTGGAATCTTCCGCTTGTGCCTGTAGGCTCCTAGCATAAGCATCAGAGGCTTTTTTAGCTTCTTGTGCCGCTTTTCCAGCACCTGTATAAGCATCTTTAACTTTGTCTACGACACCTTTGCCTTTGTCAATTTCTTTAATAGTATTTTTTAAACCTGTAAAATCAAATTTTTCAAATGCTTCTTTAAATCTATCTAGGCTGGGCAATCCACCCGTAATGGTTTTATAAAAACCTGTTATGCTTTTGTATGCGTCTGAGAAGAAAGACTCAACAATCATACCCACGTTGATGAATGCCTGTATAATTTCTCCAATTATAACTCCCAGTACTCTAAATCTAGCATTAAATTTGTCCAGCTGAACTTGTCCGCCTGTGAATGATCCTGTGAATGAAGTTAGAAAATTTTCTCCAAATCCTATCACAGCATTTTGCACAGCATTGAGGCTGCCTTGCACACTGTCTGCTTGATCTTTTAGAGCACCACCCAATGGACCATTCTTGCCCAATAATTTGGCCAATGCCTCACTGGCCCTCAGTCCTGATTTTTCTGCTTCTTTGGCAATGTCTGGATAAAATCTTTTGATGTATTGTGCCAATTCGCTCGTGGTGCCTATGCCTTCCACATTGGCTTTGGCAATCATCTCAGCGGCTTTTTCAACTGAGATGCCAAATGCGGCTGATGCCGTGCCTGCTTGTTCTAAATTCTTTTGTAGATCTTGTGGCAGAGGAGATATCCTTGCCAATACCACGGATGCTTTTTGCACATCATCCAGTGATAATTTGTATTCCTTGGCAAATTTTGTGGCAGTATCAAATGCCTGTTTGCCCAGTTGGGCTCCACCATACAGTGCAGTGAGTTCACGATTGGTTTTTTCTGCAGCCGTGGCCACATCCAACATACCTTTTAGGACACCAGCACCACCCAATGCAATGAAGGCACCCCTAACGAGTCTAAACGTGGAAGCCACTGTGGCACCATTCTTGTCAATCCTGTTCAGTGCTGTGTTGACTTGATTGAGTCCTCCCAGTCCTTTGACCAAGACATCAATACCTAGTGCATAACTGGCCATCGTTATCTACCCCTCACAGGGTTGCCTTTCATTTTTGAAGCTTTCATAGTTTTCTGCTTCTCCTGGTTATCATATGTGATGTATCCAGCCCACATCACTAATTCCAACGTTGACATCTTTATGATTTCTTCAACAGACTTATGCAGTCTATCTGCTAGCATCATAATGAATCTCAACTCAACGTTGGTTGCTATTCCTTTGCGGCTTCTTCTGCAGTAACATTTACTTTACCGTTGTTGATGGCACCCGCTACCTTTATGATAACAGATGGATCTGCTTCGTTAAGTAATTTTACTCTGTCCGCATCAGTGAACAACCTCTTACCATTGGCATCTTTGGCTTTGACAATCAGTGTTTCCACCAATGCTTCTACCAAGTTACCTTTTGTGGCAAGATCCACTATCCTAGACTCATCTTTGAAAGGATGTGTGGTTCTGAAATAGATATCAGTGCCCCATTCCTCACAGTGATATTTTTTAAGATCACCTGAGATGCTGTTTTGATAGTGTTGGCTTATCTTATCTGTAATGCTCATTTTTTATTTTCTCCTTATTTTTTCTTGTCTTATCACCTGGTCAATGGATGGCTTCACGATACCTCGCGGTGCCTGTTTGCTGTATCCATCTTCCAATCTCTGTGCATACGGTTGTGGGTTGATTATTTTTACTCTCTCCTTGGTTCCATACTTCTTCCAAGATCTCTTGAACTTGCCGCTCTTTACTGGACTGTTTGCCTGTAATAATTTGTAGAGTTCATCCACAATTATGTTGGTCGCACCAGTGATGTAAGCCTTGGTGTCAGAGATGGCTTTCTTAGAGTTAAATTTAACAACCACATCAACCATATTACAGACTTGTTCTTGTCAATGCACCAGAACCTTGGAAGGTCACTGAACATTCCACCATACCATCAAAGTTTGCTGTGATGGAGTGTCCTGTTATAATGATTGTTCCAGATAGTTTGATACCAGTGGATTCACCTGATGGATATAACTCAATTGTGGTTGCTCCATTGTCTCCACCAATAGCATTGAACAAATTTACTTGTCCTTGGTTGTCATCTCTGAAATAAAGATCCATAGATCCAGAGAACTGTTTAAGTCCTGGAAGATATGCTCGTGATCCTGATCCCATAACAGATGTTTCAATTGCTTGTGTTTCTTGATCTAACGTGAAAGATCTAACACTGGCTACTGATACAGCAGAAGATGCAGTGTCAGAGAATTTAACGACACCCGCTTCACCTGTGTATGTTGTTGTGTTTGTTGCCATTTATTTGGCCTCCTTGTTTTTGTTTTTAATCATCGCTGCCACAATGTGTTCATCTAGTATGTCAGCCGTAGCGATTAATTTGTGTCGCTTCAACTGATGCTTAATTGGCTTGGCAGTGCCAATATTTCGCGGTCTTAAGACTGCGGAATTCATTATAATACACCTTTCTTGTAGGTATAGAAAACATCCACTGTGACAATTACTTCACCCAGTGGTATCTCTCTTTCCACAATCTGTATATTACTAATTCTTGTGGTAACATTGTGAATGTTGCCTGAATTTACGCTGATATCTCTGCCTCGTTGTTGCTCTAGAGTTTCTTCAATTCTTTCCACTATCTCATTCCTCAATGTGTCCAATTCTGGTCCTCTCACATAGCATCTCAACACGTATTGTGTTTTGCTTCTGCGAAGATCCATGGATACATCTTCTCTGTCCTCAGTGGTGGTCACAACCAATATGGCTGGGAATTGTGTGATGGCTAATTTTACCACATCAAAATATTTACGACTAACCAAACCAGGTGCTGGCTGTGTCATATTTTGTAATTGCTGGACTATGTTGATGGCTATATTTTCTCTAGCTGACATTATCTCTGCAATCTTCTATGATAGTAGGGTTTCTTTTCAGTTTCACTAAATGTGCCTGAACTGTCAAGATCGTATTCAACACCAACTTGTAGTATCAAATTAAATTCTTCTTCAAATTTACTCTTGTAGTAGGACATCTTTTCTCTGAAAACATCACCCGCTGGATCAAAGGTAGATAGCTTGGGATATATGTAGTATGCCAGAACATGATACACCGCGGCTCTTTCAAATTGGCTGGCATTGAGTTTGCCTTCTTCCAATCTGGTCACGTTGCCTGTGAGAACGGAAATGTCCACTCTCCCAAATTTTGTTGTGGGCCACCAACGAATGTTGAGCAGTCTCACGATGTCATCGTATGTTCTTTGATGTAGGTCGCTGAAGTCTTGGATACCAAACTCCAAAATTTGGGGTTCATAATCCTTCAGATCAGCATCTGTTGCGAATTGTGACATAGAAGTCCTTCTTTTATGTTGTTAATCAAGTCCTACTTGATTGATATTATTTATATAAAATGTTATAGTATGTGAATGAAAGCCATTGATAGATTCACGAAAAAGGTCAAGATTGCAGATTCAGGCTGTTGGGAATGGATGGGGGCTAGAGATAGATATGGTAGTTTTTGGTATGATGGTGCTAACATTGGACCACATCGTTGGATCTATGAATATGTGCATAATAAAAAATTACCCAAAGATATCTATGTTTGTCACACCTGTGACAATGGGGGTTGTGTAAATCCTGCACATCTATTTGAAGGCACAGCCGCTGATAATACGAATGACAAAGTGAACAAAGGCAGACATACCAAAGGTGTAGATGTCAATACTAATAAACTCACTGAAGCAGATGTTCTATTCATCAGAGAGAACAGACACCTTAAAACAAAATATCTAGCTAAAAATTTTGGAGTTAATATACATCATATTAACAAATTGAAAAGAGGTCTTGGTTGGAAGCACTTAAACGAGAAAGGCCCAATTAAGGGCCTCTCTCAGTGTCAAACAAAAGTATAAAAATTATACTATGTTTCTCGTACCTTTTATTAAACAGGCATAGTTTTGTTTTAACACACCGTTACCGCGAGCAGTAGTGGCCACAAATTCTGTGGTTCTAGCTGAAGCATCACGTTGCGTTTCTATCCTGATATTTCTTTTCAAGATATGACCAAACGCACTTGGTGAAAATACAGCACCAGCCGCAGAATTTGCAGTAGATTCATCAGCGATAACTGAGCTCATGAATACTTTCACGTTAAAAAGTTTACCTACATAAGCAGATGAACTGATTAAACTGTCTCCCACGGTTGATAGTGCATTGGCACCACTTGATGTGGCATAACCTGCGTTAGCCAACACTTTAGTCAAGTAGTATGCTTGACCTGGGTGTAGCACAGCAAAATAGTCACCGTCCGCATCAGTAGGAGCGTTCACTCCTCTTAATTTGTAGACAGCGGCTAATATTGTGTCAGGTGTGATTGTTCCTGAAGTATTACCTACAGAATGTGTAGTGATGTTGCTCTCTGTGAATAGAGAGAACGCATCAGTGTCAATCTTTTCTGCGATCGCTGATCCCAACATAACTCCCACATCAGATGCCATAGTTCTAGCAGTTGATTCTGCCAAAAGGTCTGACACGTCCAATCTAGCACCAATTTCTGATGCAGTGATCGTCACTGATGTCACATCCATTGATTCACCATCCAAGTCTTGAGCTTGTGTTGGTGCGGATGCCGTGATTGAAGGGTATACAGGCACCTGGACTGTTAATCCTGGCTGTCCAGTGTAGTCATACACTCTGAACAGATTGCCTGCGATTGATTTTTCTTGTGCTGTGAAAACGGCCTCATTAAGGACATTTGTCAACAACGCTGTGTCCAGCGAGGATAAACCTGCTGGGCCTAAAGATGAAGTTGCCATCTTTAACTCCTTATTGTTAAGTTAAATTTGACTTACAATCTACTACTTTTGGAATAGATTCCTACGAAGTTGCTTGTAAATCGCTCTGTCCGCTGGATTGTTTAGATCCAACTTGCTGACATCAACGTTCTTGGCACCTTCAGGTGATGTGTTTGATTTACTGCCTCCACCAGCGGGACCTGCTGTGACAAAATGTGGATTGGTCTTGAGCCATTCGCTCACTAATCCATCAATGGTCATAGGGTCACCAGTTTCAGTGTATTTCACTTGTCCAGATTTTGGATCAATCACTTCAACCTCACCAGCTTCTGACATCCTAACTTGATCCCTAACGAGCCTCGCGACCTGTTCTGGATTGATAGCTTTCTTGGTAGATGCCGCATTTATCAATGCTCCATCCACTTTGATTTTAGCCAGTTCACTGGATAAAGTTTGGATTTTTTGTTGGGCCTTATCAGCCTGTTCCTTCAAAATCTTTTCAAACTCACCCTTACGTTTTTGTTCCTCAAGTTTTAATTGCTCTTCCTTTTGGACCAAAGACTTGTATGCCTCAACATCCACACCTTCGTATTTCTTTGCGATCTTGGCTTCTGTCTTTCTTCTAACTTCTGCCGCGATAGCATCCAATTCCGCTTGTGTGTAGACTCTGGTTGATTCAGCGACCTGAGATGGATTATTTTTAGAGCCTTCTGTAGTTGCCTCAGTAGCAATTTCCTTATTGGCTGTCAATGAATTATCACTCATCGTGTGTTTCTCCTTTTTGTTGAACAAGGGCAGGATATACCCTCGTAATGCAGTTATTTATACAGGATTACTTGATGGCAAAGAAATTGTTGCTGATGCTCCACAGCACCAATAATAGGGATCCAACCACTGTGATCAGTTTGATCCACAGCATGATGTTTTCAATGCAGAGTCTTTGTTTCTTATTCTTGAGCAGTTGTTTCTGTAATATTACAGATTTTTTGGTAAGAGCATCTATTCTTTTAAGGAGTGTTTTTTCAAAGCGATTCATGATTATTTTTTCCTGTGCCTGCGGGCAAATGTCCTTGCTTCAATCTTGCTACTGAATCCCCATCGTTTGAGTGCAAGGGCCAATCTCGTGGGCTTGTTTCTTGTGCCCATGCTGCCGCTCATGCCACCAAACCTGGCAGCGAAACTGACTCTGCGTGGTGATGTGCCTGATCTCAACGGTGCTCTCAATTTGGCACCCGTGGTTCTTCTAAAAAAGTTCCTGCCTCGCTGATTTAGTCCCCCTCTGGGATTTTGATAGATTTTTTTTACCATCCTTTATTTACTTTTTTTCTGTGTCTCTGTAATCGTAGTCGTATTGTCCCACTTCCTTCTCATCTGTGGTCCAACGGGGTTGGTCCTCTACTGACCAATTGTGAGTGTTGACCAATCTGTCAATCAATGGTGGTTGATTTAAATCTGTGCCCATGTTGCTGTCAAACACCCTGCATCTGTTGTTTGGTTGCAGTGCAAAATTGCCGTTATCTAATTTTATGCAATGGGCTGCCTTGTGTTGATCTGGCTTGCCTGCATAACCATAGTTGAGCTCATTGTAGTCACCCTCTGTCCAATCCAGTGTGAACAGATATCTGCCTTCAAATTGTGTTTTGTCTCTGGTTGTGAATCGCATCTTGGCACCTGACAGTTGATGGAATGTGGTGACCGCTATGTTGTAGGAAAATGAATCCCACAGCACCAGATCGTGTAATGGTTGTTCCTTGACTCCTTCTTCCTGACAGAATGCTGATATGGGTGCCCTCCACCATATGCCTCCATCTTCCATAACAAAATGGAACAAGGGTGCCTGCTTGGGTGCTGAACACACACCAAATACCACACACCAAAAATATTTGTCGTGGCTGTCTCGTTGATCTCTGAGATAGTTGCCCCTCACATAGCATTCTATCAATGGTATGTTGGCATTAAGATACATTGGGTTTTTTCTTTCTTGGTTGATTCTGTTTCTGTGGTGGAGTTATGATGGGCTTGCCTTGATTCCTGTATGGACTGTAAAGTTCCAACAATTCTAATCCTCGCTGATGTGCCACCCTCTTGAGATTGGTCAGTGCCTTTCTTGCCTTCTCAGCATATAACCTGCTGGGATGGTCCATCAGTTTTTGGGTGTTGATGAAATATTGTTCTATCAATATTTTTATCTGTTCGTGCCTAGCACTTTCAACTGGTAATCTATATAATGCTCTGATTGTCATGATGGATTTATATTATATATTCAAATCCATTCTCTCTGTCTAAAAATTTATAATCTATCATCATAATACCAAAATATTCATCCAACCAATCTGTGACATCTTTTATTTCAAAATTTTTACAAGAATAACAATCAATTTGTATCACGTTGGGCTTGGGCTCATTCCAGCAGTGTATCGCGATGTGGCTGGTTTCAATGATGGCTGTGCCTGACCAACCCACATTGCCTTCGTTGGGACAATAGGCAGTGAAAGGACCTGCCAATATCTTCATGTCTATCCTTGAGATTAAATCTTGTAGTGCTGAATCTAGATCAAAGTCTTTGTCAGGTGCCTGATCCACTAGAGCCCGTATTAAGAGATGCTTGTGCACCAGCTTGGGTTCCATTATTTTTTCTTATACCCTGATGCGAAGATTGCACGTGCCTGCTTCATGGCCTGTTTCTTGGTGGGATAGGTCTTGCCAGAGGTGCCCCATTTGTAGCCTCCCTTGACTTTACGAATTGGCATTTTCATCCTCCAATTCTATTTCTTCACCCTCTTCATTTTCTCCCAATTCTTCCGCTTCTCCCTCAACTTGTTCCGTGTTGGGATTTTCTGTGGTCTCTAACAGGGTCTCTTCTATTTCTAATAATTCCAATATCTTCATATCAATCGCTGCCTTGACCTTTGGATCTGCTGGATTGGTGTCCGCTGCCTTTTTCAGTATGTCAATGTCCAAACTCTTGTCTCTGAAATGGAATGCTTTGGGATATTCAATCTCTCCATCAAAAACCATGCCTTGCCATTCAGCGAAGTATCTCCATATCTGTTCTTCTGCCAATTCAAGATTCTTGGCCTTCTCATTTAATTTGGCATCCAATAGCACAAATTCTGACTGCATGGCCACACCTGACATCTGTCTGGTCTCAATGGCTCTCACGGCACCCAGATGTGCCATCCTATCAATGGCCTTGATGGTCTCATCTATGGTTTGCAATATGGCTTGTAAATTTTGTCCTGATGGTTGTAGTATGTAAGGTTTAAGATTGGCATCCATGTCAGCGGGCATTTCAATGATGGCACCTGCTCCTGCTGATGCTTGAGTTTCTGCTGTTTTTACCAATGTGGGGTGATTGGTTAATCTTATCAACTGTTCTGCCTCACTGTATAATTGGTAAAGAAAGTTTTGTGCATCTGCTATGTCTGCAATATCACTCACACCAATACCACGCAGGGGTGATCTATTGGCATAGACCCATACTGCTGGAATTTTGCCCAGTGGGTTGGGTTTTCTTTCAATGTCTTCTATGGGATTTTTCTTTTTGGGATTATAACTTTGTAATAGGATCTCATCTCTGGTCCATGTCCTGATATAATAGATTGTGTCTTGTTGATAACTTCTCTCTTCCTGTTCTAAAAAACGAATATATTGCAATTCATATTTGCCACTAGGCATTCTTATAAAACTCCAATCCAATATGTTCTCAGGAGTGTAAATTGTCACATACGGCCTGATACCTTGTTGTAATTCTTCTGCTCTTGTGCCTACCTGTGTTTCAGGTCTGTCAACCAGTACACAGCAATGGCCATAGATGCTGGATTGTATATTCACATCTTGAATAAAACTTTTCCAACTTCTGCCATCCATGTCAGCATCTTTCAAGAATTGTTCCAATTCTGGCATCCCTTCCATGGATCCAAATTCTCTGTCTGGTTCATGTCTAAATAAGAATGAATTGTAGATATGGATCACTGCCTTGCAGTGATTGTCCAATGGTGTCTGTGCTATCCTGTTGGCATAATCATTGTCACTCTCAAAAATGTATTTGGTGAGATATTGTCCCATCTTGTATTGCACACCACCAAGATATGATGCTGATAGGAATTTCCATCTTCTTATAAAATTATGATATTCTTCGTGGACAGGCAATCCCTGGGTGTTGGTTCCCCCCACACTGCGATCTTGATTTACGAAACTATAATCTGCCATGGGTCCTTCCTACCTTTACGTTGAATGTTTTTACCTCTGATGGTTCATGGTATCTATTGATTGGGAATAAGAATGAAATGAGGTATCCAAGGGCATCGTTCATATGCGAATATATTCCTGCTTCTGGCACGTTGGTGCCTTCCTTGAAGCATTGTTTCTGTATGCTATTTAACAGATTCTGGCACCGTGGATGTATTATTATGCCTCTGATTCCTGCCGCTGAGTTCAGTTTGGAATTCACACAATTGATCCTATCCCTAACGGCCATGTGCCTATTGTGTAATTTACAGATGAAACCAGCATTTTGCAATATCATAAGATCTGTTTTACCACCCGCTGATGATCTCCTCTGCCTACAGGCAGGATCTGGATATACGAATATCTTCTTGTTCTTGTATCTATTGTGTATTTCATCACACAGCTCATCTGTGTTGGATCCATACATGGATATTTCATCAAACACGTGCACCACCCCATCTTGAATATAAGATACCACAGAACTCATGGGTGACACGTTGAAATCCTGTCCTATGTGCAACATGGTCACGTGCTCAGGCATCTCAAATGCCTTCACGTTGTGTTTGATGTCAAAACCATAATAGACCACTCCTGAGAATGTTTCCCAAGTGGCTTCATATTCTTGCCTAAAAACTTTTTCTGATAGATCCTTGCGTGCTTGTTCTATTTCTTCAGCATCTACCCAACCACCTTGCAGTGTGGTGAACTGCCAACTCTTCCAATCTGGATTGCCCATCTGTCCCTGTTGATATAGATCGTAAAACCAACTCAACCCTTTGGGTGTGCCGCAGAACAGTGCCTTGCCCTTGGTATCTGATAATGTGGGCCTCAATGTGGCTGTCCATGCTTCTTGTTCAATGTCCGCACACTCATCCATCACTAAAAAATTTATACCTACCCCCCTCAGTGAATCTGGATTGTCCGCTCCCCTCAGACAGATCCTTGAACCATTCTTTAACACAATGGTAAGTTCTGCTTCATTGATGGTCTTGGACCATCTTAGATCTTGAATTATTTTTTTTAATTGCACCCAAGCGATCTGTTTGGCCTGCCTGTAGCTGGGTCCAATGTACCAACAAAGTTGGTTGGGCATCCTTGCTTGATAACACAGTTCTCTGATGGCCAATGTGGTCTTGCCAAATCTCCTGCCACATACTGCCACTCTAAATCTTGCTGTGCTGTCAGCTACCTGTTGTTGCGGCTGTGATAATTTCATTGATTTTTAATAATTTTTTTGTTAATATTTATACATGAACAACAGAATGAATCTCGTAATTAATAAATTTTGGAGAAATATTAAAAAAACTAATCATTGTTGGATTTGGATGGGTAAAAAAGATAGAGATGGATATGGGCAAATTTCTTTGTTCAATCATACCAATTTAAAAATCAGAGGAGCACATCGTTTGAGTTATTGGATTCATAATAATTATAAAAATCCAAAAAATAATTTTATTTGTCACAGTTGTGATAATCCATCTTGTGTAAATCCAGCACATTTAATTCTTGCAGATGTGCATTGGAACAACAATGATAAAATTAAAAAAAATAAACAAAAAGGTCCTAAGGGAATACAAAATTCTCAAGCAAAATTTAATAATAAGGATATCATTGATATAAGAAATGATCACAACCATTATGAAATTATATCTTTAAAATATAATGTTCATCCTGAAACGATTAGATTAATTAAAAAAAGAAAAACCTGGAAACATCTTTGATAGTTTCATATCTATTCATTGGGCCAAGGTAGGGGCTCTTGACTCTCAGCATCAGTGGGTGTGTCTTTTTGATCCAAGTAATTTTTACCTAAGAATATCAACATACGAACATCACCTTTTTCCAAAGCCACTTCCATCTGTTTCCTACGCAATGATTTCTTGCCCTCTGCCCTGCCTTTTTCAATGATGTCTTTGTATCTCTTTTTTAGATTGTCCACAGATGTGTTCATCACTGAAGCGATCTCTTCATAGGAACACATGATGGAAGCCAATTTGGCTATCATCTGCACATCTAACTTGTATGATTTTTTTTCTATCGTGGCCATTATAAATGTTTCTCCGTTATCACTATTCTAAATCTCCTCTTGTCAGTGTCACCGTTGGATGTCACTATGGTCACATCCACGTTATAGACATTGCCTAGGGTGCCATTTCTTAATCTTATACTAACCACATCTCCCGCTATCAATACATCCGTGGCAGCATTGGTTGGGAATGCCAGAGGACTGGCATCACCCGCGATGCTCTCAATGGCCACAGAAGCAGAACTGATCGCATCTCCTGAATTGAGGTAATCCGTGAAATCCACGGCATATTTGATGTTGGCAGTGGGTGCCTTCTCTATGTAGGCTCCCTCGTTGTCTCTCTTAAAACCTGTTAAATTGGCCATCTTAATAATCTCCCCTTACCCTTGGCACTGAACTTCTGTTCTTGAACACTGGAGTGAATATGCGATAATTCCTTGTTTCCTGCAACACTTCAATTCCTCTGGTTTCTGTTGGTGCTGTATTTACACGAGTTTCCATCAAACATTCTATTATGCGATTTTCTTCTGGCACGATATAGGTTCTGATCTCCTGCAGTGCCTTGATGGTAAAATAAGGATCTGGCAGTGATATCAGTGCCGCATCGCTGAGTTCAAAGGCAAATGCTTGTAGATTTAATGGTGTTATGCCTGCAAAGAGATAATTTCCATTGCTCAATTGTGAAAAGATCGCTGACAGCGTCTTGCTGGGCCTGTAGGTGGCATTGCCATTGGCAATCTGTGAGAACAGTGCCACGAAAGATGGAGATGGTGCAAACGTGGCATTGGCATTCTGTGCAGAGGCAAAGGCCGCGTTGTAGATGATGGGTGTGGGCTGATCCCTAAATCTGTTGGGTGTGGCACTGTGCGATGCCGTGGCAGTGATGGCAGCATCACCCGTGGCAAGGAATCCTCCCAACCCTGAACAAGCCGCGATCATTGAATATGTGAAAGGTGCTGTCTGATCTCTCAATCTGTTGCAGGTGGTGTCTGCCTGTGTGGCCACTGATGATTGAACACTTGAACCAAAGGCAAGATATCCCCCCAGTGCCTTGCTGACAATGCCAAATGTGAATGCCACTCCAGAATAGTCCCACCTGTCACCATACCATTCATCCCAGGTCCTGTCTATGTATTGACCATCTTCTGAAAATTGATCCCAATTGAAATCTACCAGCTGGCCCCTGATGTTGCCACGCTCTTGCACATAGCTGTCTGTGACGTATGTTGCCGTGACGTAGATGGTGGGCATTAGATGCCTCCTATGCTAACGATATTGTGAGGTTGCCTGTGGCCACCTGGAAGGTGTCCCCGTTCAGAATTTCCTTGGGGTTGGAGAGCAACCCATAGTACATCACTTGATCTGGTGTTCTGCTCTCATCAATGATAGCGATACAGGTTATCGTGGATCCTGATCCTGCCGTGTTGTCATAATTGGCAGTGGCAGTGGGAAATGTGCAGTTGGCTGTGTTGGAAATTGATCCTGTGGTTGTGTCTGTACCAAATGTAATCTGTGTTCTTGCATAAGCAGTGCCTGATGTGGTTATCTCATAGTAGCCCCAATTGCCTATGGTGGTCGCGGCAGTGCCTGCCTCTAGTGCTGCCAGCACATCTGATGCTGGTCCTGAAAACAATGCCAATTTGATATCTGTGGCTGCTGGTGCCGTGTAGGGAGAAGCATAGCCTCTCAATGTGCCATTCAGTATGTGATTTTCTAATGCGTTGGAAGCCGCTGACATAAAAATTGTCTCCTTGTTGTAATTACCTTTTTATTTAGCCTTCTCTGATTGTGATCTGGACAGCACCGCTTACCCTTTGACCACCACTGGTCACTTGATATCTAGCGATCAATCCTGTGCCCACTGTGCCAGGACCAAAGGTGTTGGTTTTGTCTGTGCTTAATATTCTTCTACGAGTAAAAAAACGTATGGGATATGCTGTGAGATCTCCGCTTTCACCACTGCCAGTATCAATTCTATAAGTGGAATAATTGTTGGTATGTTCATATGTGCCAGTGCCAGGCAAAAGTGCGTATGTGGCAGCCACACGAGAAGTGATTGTGGCTATCACATTCACAGTGCCAAAACCAAATTGACCAGTAAGATAATTGCCAGCATTGGCATAGGCCAATATAATTTTGCATTGTCTGTTGGGATCAGGTGTGTTAGTGTTTCTATATTTGGTTTCAAATGCTGTCATGTCCACAGTTAAAACTCTGCCTGCTGATAGATAGGTCACTGAAGGAAAGTTGAGGTGAGCTTCAGTAGAATCAATATGACCTGATACATCAGTGCCACCAAATCCTCCCATGGGGTAGGTGCCATCATTCATGGAAATGCCAGAATTGGTTGATCCACTTGCTGAGACTGTGGCTGTTTGTGAAGCAAATCCACCAGCACCTAGAAACTTCCTAGATCCTATGAACATTAACTGATCCTTTGAGTGATACTGCCAATGTAGTTGGTGCCATCAAAGAAAACCACAACGAAATCTATCTGTCCTGATGTGCCCGTCAATGTGGGTGCTCCACCTGAAAATTTAACCAAAGTAGAACCATCTGATGTGAATGTGGCTGATTTATCATTGGCATTGATATTGATAATGAGGCTCACGCTGGTTCCTGTGGTCATGTTTGTGAACGTAAATGTGGTGTTGTCATTCAATGTCATTTTATGCACTGGTGCCACTGCGGCATCCACTGTGATTGATCCTGATGTGCCACTGATCGTGTTGATAGTTTCTTTGGGACTTTCTTTCACGTTAAAAAATCCTGTGTTAGAATTGCCCAATTCCATTTTGGCCGTGCTGGAATTATACACAAGAATATCACCATCTGCGGCTGATGCAACATTGAAATAATCAATCACATCATTCACATTTAGGATGTTCTGATTGATGTCCGCACGTGCCAATCTGGGCAGGTCAGTGCCAGAATCCGTGTGTGTTGTGGTGGCTTTGGAGCCTGAGGGCCAAGTGGTCATTTAATCTGTTCCTTTCATGTTATGCGAATCCTTTGTCCAGTATGCCAAGATAATTGGTTCCATCATTCACTATCCTCACCACATCAATGGCATTGCCTGCGGTGCTGAGCGTGGCAGATCCCGCGGCAAATTTAACTGCCGTGGATGATTCAGTGCTGAACGTGGCAGTTCTGCCCCCAGTGCCATCCTGTGTGACTATGATGGTCACGGTCTGTCCCGTGCTCAAATTCTTCAATGTGAAATCTGTGTTGCCTGTCAGTGTCACTGTGAATATAGGTGCGAGATCCGTGTCCACAGCGATGCTGGCACTGAATGTCAATGCGGATATCTTTTCCCTGTATCTCTCCACAGTTCCTATTCGTGACAGATAGGCATCATCAGCTGAGTAGAATGCGTATTTGTTGGTGGCACCCCCACCGCTGTTCACAAAGAATCCGTAATAGTTGGTGGATACGTTGGTTGTGGTAGATGGTGCGGCAAAGAAGCCATAATCATTGGTTATCACTCTGGTAGCCAATGCACCCGTGCCTGCGGTCAGTGTGGTGTCTGCCACATAACCAAACACGTTGGTCACTCGCGTGGTCTCACCTGTGTTGGCCCTGATGGAATTCACGCTCCTGTGTGCAATGACATTGGGCACTGTGAGATCCCCACCGTGTCCCTCCACTATCTCCGTGAAAGCCGCACCCCCAAATATGTTGGGTGCTGTTTTGGTCCCCCCACCTGAATTGGTCAATATACAGTTGGTGGCTTGACCCCTGACACCTGTTCCTCTAGCAGTTATGCCAGAAGCAGTGGCACCATTGAGATCAAACAGGGTGAGATCAGTGTTCTGTATCAAGAATGATGTGTTGTTGTATGTGGTCCCAGAGCTGTCTGCCTTGGTAGATACGATCCTGTTGTTGACCCTGTATTTGCCCGCATCAGTGGTTATGTTGGGTACGGCAAGGTCGCTGAACAGTATCGTGGTTCCTCTGATGGAGGCACTGTCATAGGCTGGAAAATTGGTGCTGATGGGAGTGAACGGATAATTAGCAGCGGATAAAACTTTGTTGATGTTGACTTTTCCCGTGCCATCTGTGACCAACTCAATGTTGCCGTTGGCACCATCTGCAATAGTGATGGATCCAGAATTCGTGCCTGAATTGGTGTTGATTATGATGTCACCCGCACCGTTGGTTGTGAGTGTGGCATTGGCTCCTGAGTCACCCAATCTTATGGTGTCAGCATTGAGGTTGATGTTGCCCGTGCCTCCCGCTGTAAGGTCTATGTCCGCGTTGCTGGCCGCTGTAATGCTGTTGCCATTATAGATCAATTCTCCACCTGGTGTGTTGACCCATGCTGTGCCATCGTATTTCAATACATCATTGGCCACCGCGGTGCCCGCATTCACATCATGCAATTCATCCAACTCGTAGCCGTTCTGTGGTTTCACGTAAACCAATCCATTGCCTGCATTGGCTCTCAGCACCACACCCACGAAAACTAGATGTGCTGGATGTGTGGGTTTGGTTGCTGTGAAAGCACCAGCAGTGTCTAACCACAACACATCACCTGCTGTGTATGCTCCTAGATTCAATCCTGTGATGATACCCTGTGTGACCACGTAGCCCGCACTGCCTGCTGTGATGTTGTTCTTCACTATGCCCAATGTTTTGGAACTGGTGGGATCTCCTGAGTTGTCTGCTCGCTTCACGCTGGGCCTGTCACCA